GAAATATTACGATATAGAAATAGATCTGAGAGGTAGAAATGAATAACTTATTAAAACAAATGCAACAGGACGCTGGCTCCACGACCCTTGATAGTATGGGCAAGATTGGTGCAGTGGCTACTGATGTGGCTGACACACAAAAAGAAATACAAGATTTAGAGGATAAATTACAAGTTAAAAAAGATTACAAAAAACATTTATCAGAAAGTGTTTTACCTGGTCTTTTTACAGAAGTAGGTCTATCAGAATTAAAGCTTAAAGACGGTAGACTTGTAAAAGTTTCCAATTTTTATGGTGCTTCCATTAAGGAAGAAAATAAAGAAGCGGCATATAAATGGTTAAGAGACAACGGATTTGGGGATCTAATCAAAAACCAAGTCTCTTGTAGCTTTGGGATGGATGAAGACGAGAAAGCTAGAGGATTGATTAACACTTTGAGTGAAAAGGGTTATCAATCTTCGCAACGCGAGTGGGTCGAACCATCCACCCTTCGCGCCTTTATACGTGAACAAACTGAAGCAGGTAATGATATACCTTTGAATTTATTGGGCGCGTATATAGTACAAAGAACAACGATTAAAGAATAAAGGAGAAAAGCCCTATGGCCCAGACTAAAGCAGTCGCGAAAGCGGCAAAACTAGATCTAGCAGTTCTTGCTAGTGATTCAAAGAATGCAAGTGGATTCGGAAATCTTGACTTGTCAAGAGATATCGCCATCCCTTACATTAATATACTACAATCTAATAGCCCTCAATTAAATCCGTCTAAAGCGGAACATGTTGCAGGGGCTCAAGTGGGACAGTTTTATAATACTGTTACACAAGAAGTCAGTGCTTCACTAAATGTGATTCCTGTACTTTATCAACTACGATACGTGGAATGGAAAACCCGTGAGTCTGGAGGTGGATTTGTGGAAGCACATGACGCCGACAGTGGGATCCTATCCAAAACTAAACGTGACCAAATGACTTTCAAAGATGTACTGCCAAACGGTAACTACATTGCAACTACAGCTTACCATTATGTAATGGTTCAAGACAAAGCTGGTGCGTGGTCTCAAGCGGTTATTAGCATGACATCTACTCAATTAAAAAAGAGCAGACGTTGGAATAGCTTAATGCTGACTCAGAAAGTTAATGGTCCATCAGGAAGTTTTACTCCACCCACTTATGCTGTCATTTATAAACTTACAACAGTGAGTGAATCAAATGATCGTGGAAGTTGGTTTGGGTATCAAGTTGAGAAAGCAGGACAAGTGGAAGACGCTGATATTTATAATGAAGCAAAATCATTTTCAACTGCTGCATCACGAGGAGACGTAGAAGCTAAACCCACTGTTGAAGGGGAGCCGGTAAAAGAGGCTCCAAAATCCAACAGTAAAGAAAGCGACGAAGACATACCTTTTTAAGGTAAGTTTTTATAAACCGGAGGTTTAGTGGAAAAGTTCAAATTTATATTTGAAGGTCTCGACGTGGCTTATGGTCAGCACCAATCCGATAGGAAACGTGCTGACGGTAAGCAGGAGGGAAAGTCATACATTGTTAAAAAAATTGTTACAGAAGAATTATGGGAGGCGCACCTTGCTGGTGAAGGTCCTTCCTTGGGTATTATTCCTATCATGGCTGATAACACAGCCCGTTGGGGTTGTATTGATATTGATACTTATCCTATTGATTATCGTAGCATAATAAATAGTTTCAGAAAATTACAAATACCCTTAGTACCATGCCGTTCTAAAAGCGGTGGTCTTCACTTATTTTTATTTTTTAAAAAACCAATCGCCGCAAAATTGATAAGAGAGAAGCTACGAGAGGTTGCAGCAGCGTTAGGATATTCTTCTGTAGAAGTATTCCCGAAGCAATCCACCATATTAATTGAAAAAGGGGATCTAGGAAATTTCTTAAATCTTCCATATTATAACGCCAAAAGTACAACGAGGTATGCCTATAAAGATGATGGAACCGCGGCATCATTGCCGGAGTTCATTGAGTTATACAACAAGTATGCTGTGGATGATATTGACAAAATTGCAATCCAGGTATCCACTGACGTCATAAAGGATGGACCGCCATGCTTACAGCAGTTATGCACACAAGGATTTCCGGAAGGAACACGTAACAATGGGTTGTTTAACATTGGAGTTTATTTAAGAAAATTCGATGCGGATAAATGGAAGATTTTATTAGAGGAATATAACAGGAATTACATGACTCCTCCGTTGGCTGCACAGGAAGTTATCCTTATTCAAAAACAACTGGAGAAAAAAGATTATAATTACAGATGCAAGGAACCGCCTATCAATTCTTACTGTAACGCGAAAGTTTGCAGGACACGCAAGCATGGAATTGGTGGTAATGGCGCGGCATTGGAGTTTAGTGCATTGACTAAGTTACAGACGGACCCACCAGTTTGGTTTCTGGATGTTGGTGATACACGAATGGAATTACAAACAGAGGAATTGCAGATTCAAACAAAGTTTCAAAAGAAATGCATGAATTCTTTGGACACGATGCCTCCTCTTGTAAAACAGTCAGTATGGCAGGAAATAGTGGAAAGATTAATGAATAATCTTATCAAGATTCCTGTTTCTGATGACGGGTCCTTGGCCGGTCAGTTTGAAGCTCACCTCCAGGAGTTTTGTACGGACCGCGCCCAAGCCCTAAATCGAGATGAATTACTTTTACGAAAGCCGTGGACGGAAGAAGGGACCACTTGGTTTAGATTAAAGGATCTCCAGGATTACTTGACGAGAAACAAGTTTACTTTTTTCAACACCGGTCAATTAGTACAAGCTTTGAGACACCTTAAGGGTAAAAGTGAAAAATATAATTTAAAAGGAAGAACTGTGAGAGTGTGGGGTGTTCCTGCATATCAGACACAGGATTCCGCTTTTGATGTAAAGGAGATTGACAGTGCCCCATTCTAATAGAAAATTTGGAGAGGTTAGAGAAGATGGATATCGGTTTGTAAGTATGAGATATGATAGATTAAAAAAAGACGGAACATATGGTGAAGATTGGAGAAGCCCTGAAGGTTTTGAAAAACATCTGCAAAACGGTAAAAAACAGAAAAAAAGAATCTATGATCTTATTAGCAAATTAATGAATGAAGAAAAAATGAAACACGGATGCGCTCATTGCGGATATAAAGGTAAACCAGAGGCTCTGGACCATCATCATCCGAATCCTTCTAATAAAATTATCGCCGTGGCGTCTCATTGGAGAACGAGCTATAAACAATTTGAGAAGATGAAAGAGGAATGGAAAAAGTGCATTGTGTTATGCGCCAATTGCCACCGCATAGAAACAAAAAGGATTTTAAATGCCAAAAACTAAAATCATACTGGGTCCTCCTGGAACGGGCAAGACCCATAACCTATTGAATCTTGTTGAGCAGGAACTGGCTAGAGGAACACCGCCGGATCGGATTGCTTTTTTAGCTTTTACAAAGAAAGCGGCACATGAAGCGAGGGACCGGGCAATGAAGAAGTTTAATTTGGAAGAGCAACACTTACCATATTTCAGAACATTACACTCCTTTGCATTCCATGAACTGGGACTGACTAAAGCAGAAGTGATGTCAAGAGATAATTATAAAGAATTTGCGCAGGCATTCGGGATGGATTTAGGATCTGTTACTGATGGAGTTGACTCCGGTGGAGTATTTACCACAGATAACATATTGATAAATGAGGTTAATCTATCGAGAATGAAATGTATGGATTTGGAACATCATTATAATCATTCTAATCTACAAGACATTTCTTGGCATGCCTTATTAAGAGCACAAAGATCTATGGAAGAATTTAAGAAGAAAAAAGAACTATTTGATTTTACGGACATGATTGAACTATATCTAGAGTCTGGAATAGTTCCTAGACTAGATGTAGTGTTTGTGGACGAAGCACAGGATCTATGTAAATTACAATGGCGTATGATTAACAAGATTACACAGGACCCTGTCAAGAAGATTTATGTGAGTGGTGATGATGATCAAGCTATTTATACATGGGCTGGTGCTGACGTACATCATTTTATTAATCTTAAGGGAGAAACAGAAGTTTTAAAACAATCCTATAGATGTTCCAAGGTTATTCAGAATTTATCTCATAGAATAATTAATAGAGTTAATTATAGAAGAGAAAAACAATGGGAAGGAACAGAAAAAAATGGATTAGTTAAGTATCACACCTTTCCTGAGGGGGTTAATTTAAAAGAACCTGGTAGTTGGCTTATACTAGGTCGTACCAATTATTTATTAGACGAAATTGAAAGAGATGTTCGTTTACAAGGACTGCTTTACAAAAGAAATAATAAGCTACCCATATCACAAAAATTATTAAATGCCGCAGATGCTTGGAAACAATTAAACAGTGGAGGATATGTAGAATTATCTGATGTTAAAAACATTTATTCTTACATATCATCCCAAATTGGAATTGAGAGGGGACACAAACATCTTAGGACCGCTAATAAAGAAAAATATGAGCTTGAAGATTTAGTAATGCATCATGGCTTACTTGTAGGAGGAAGACCGTGGGACGTGGCTTTTGACAAGGTGGGAAATCGTGATAAAGAATTTCTACGTGCCATAGAAGTAAGAGGCCATAACTTAGATAAAGACCCTAGGATTAATTTAAGTACTATTCATGGAGCAAAAGGTGGAGAAGCAGATAATGTTATTCTTTTAACTGATCTGTCCAGGAAAGCTCAAGAAGCGATGGAAAAGAATTCTGATGATGAATGCCGTGTATTTTATGTAGGCGCTACACGTGCTCGTAACCAACTACATATAATACAACCACAAAGAGACGGAGGATTTATAATATGAAAAAAGAAGAAATACTAATGAAGGCCGCTGATTTAGTCAGCAACAGCAGACAGGAGTCACACGGTGATACATTCAAGAACCATGAGCAGATCGCTGACTACTGGAATACATATCTTGATAACAAACTTAAGCCAATGGCTTCAATAACACCTGATGAAGTGGCTATGATGCTTGGACTACTTAAAGTGTCCAGATCCCAAGTTGGTAAACACAACATTGATGATTATGTTGACGGAGCTGCGTATATGGCAATAGCAGGAGAACTTAAACTTGAACGTGGTGAGATCATGGGGGAAATAACCAGACAACATGTCATGAAACTTAACAAGGAGAATAAATAATGAGGGATACCTTTAAGGAAATTAATTCAAATTGGGTGGCACCCACAGAATTTCCTTCCATGAAAGGAAGGAAGGTTGTGGCGATTGATTTAGAAACATGTGATCCAGGACTTATTAAAGATGGACCAGGTTGGCCACGAAAGATAGGATCAGTCATAGGCATCTCAATATCAAGTGGTGATTTTACAGCCTATTATCCAATTGCACACGAAGGTGGTGGAAATATGGATAGAGGGGCAGTTATAAAATACATCAGAGACATATGTGAAGATGATTCAATAGAAAAAGTTTTTCATAATGCTCAATATGATATTGGATGGTTAAGTGTAATAGAAATTGAAGTTAAAGGACGCATCCATGATACAATGGTGGCGATGGCTTTAATTGATGAGAATAGATTTTCTTATACATTAAACAGTATCTCCTTTGATTATCTGGGGGAATATAAAAATGAATCTAAACTTAAAGAAGCAGCTTTGGCATTTGGAGTGGACCCTAAATCAGAAATGTACAAGTTACCTGCCACATTTGTGGGGGAGTATGCTGAGGAAGACGCAAGGCTGACCCTTAAGTTGCATGAGAAATTATCATGGGAGATCAAGAAGGATAATCTTGAGACTATTTATGATATTGAATGCAGATTGATTAATGTTATTTTTAACATGACTAAAAAAGGTGTTAGATTTGATCTCGATAGGTGTTTAATCTTAAATGATAAATTCAGAAATAAAGAGAAAAAAATTTTAAAAAGATTAAAAGATTTGACCAATCACAAAGTGGAGATATGGGCAGCAGCTTCAATAGCAAAAGCTTTTGATTCTTTAAACTTACCATATGAAAGAACCGAAAAGACCAATTCCCCTTCTTTTACAAAGATGTTCTTAATGGACCATCCACATGAGTTGCCTCGTCTTATTATGCAGGCGAGGGAATTGAACAAATTACGTGGAACTTTCTTACAGGGCCTGGTAAATCACAACACAAGTGGTAGAATACATGCACATATTAACCAAATACGCTCTGACAGTGGGGGTACTGTCACTGGTCGTTTCAGTTATAGTCACCCAAATTTACAACAGATCCCAAACCGAGGACAATTTGCCGGTAGCATTAGGAAACTTTTCATTCCGGAGATGGGAGAATATTGGCTTAAAGCGGACTACTCCCAGCAAGAGCCTAGGTTATTAACACATTGGGCATGTCTCGTCGGCCAGATGGGCGCTGAAGAAGTAAAGGAAGCTTATAAGAAGAGTGACCTCGATTTTCATCAACAAACAGCCGAGATGGCAGGAGTTGAAAGAAGATTAGCTAAGACCATTGGACTTGGTGTGATGTATGGCATGGGGTATAACAAATTAGCCCGTGAATTAGATATAGAGCCACCTGAAGCAAAGAAAATGCTGGCTGATTTCCGAAAACGTGTACCATTCATGCAGGGAATGCTGGAAGCCGTTATGAATCGTGCTAATTCCAAAGGAATAGTTCGTACATTACTAGGAAGAAAATGTAGATTTGATTTATGGGAACCAACGCAGTGGGGAGTACATAAAGCGTTACCTTTAAATCAAGCTAAAGTGGAGTATGGAGATGCAATCAAGCGTGCTGGAACATATAAAGCTTTAAACAGATTAATTCAAGGATCAGCCGCAGATCAAACAAAGAAAGCCATGGTAGACATATATGAAGAATTAGGAATTGTTCCTTTAATTCAAGTACATGATGAACTTGACTGTTCAGTTAAAAGTGAAATTGAAGCGAGGAAGATAAAGAACATTATGGAAACATGTGTTGAATTGGAGGTTCCTTCCAAGGTGGATACAGATCTGGGTGAAAGTTGGGGGGGATAATGAATTGGATATGTAGTGTGTTGCTAATATGTTCCTCATTTAATCCTGCAATGGATTATACAAACAATGATGAATTCATAGAGGATGTTAGAAGTTGTGTATTACATCTTAATTCTATGTATCCAGAGAATGAGAGAGTTCCTGTAGATTTAGTTATAGCTCAAGCCACTCATGAATCTGAATGGGGTCGCTCCAGGTTTGCCGTTGAAGGCAACAATCTTATGGGGATTCGCACGTTTG